CCTGGGCAGTGCGTACCTGCGCGGTGCGGACCTGGGCGGTGCGTACCTGGGCGGTGCGGACCTGGGCGGTGCGGACCTGGGCGGTGCGGACCTGGGCGGTGCGGACCTGCGCGGTGCGGACCTGCGCGGTGCGTACCTGCGCGGTGCGGACCTGGGCGGTGCGTACCTGGGCGAAAACAAAACTCTCAAATTGCTCGGAACTCGTCCCATGATCCAAGCCGGCCCCATGGGATCGCGCCAGGACTACGTTTTAGCCTTCCTCACGGATGCCGGGATCTATGTCCGCGCCGGGTGTTTCTTCGACACCATCGACAAATTCGAGGCTCAAGTTGCCTCCGTCCATGGCGAGAACAACCACGGCATGGAATACAAAACCTTCATTGCCATGGCGAAGGCGCATTTCGCTATCTGGCCTAAGGAGTAATCAAATGCCCATTACTGCTGAAAAACTCAAAGAACTGCTCATCGAACATGATGACGGTATTCTGAAAACCGGATCTCACAAGCCGGGCGGGCGTGACTTTTGCGCCATGGAGTTTCTTGCTAAGGTGGCCGGTGAGCCGTGGACTGACAATCCAAAATGCGTCAACCGCGTGCTGGCGGCTTACTGCCGGCGCCTCAACGACTCAGAGTGGCCATCAGACGAAGCCCGCACCGAAACCATGCTGCCCCTGCTGGCTGCTGTTTTCGGCACTTCACACCTCAAAATCGACGTAAAGCGGATCGCAGAGCAGACCATTCGGTTGATTGTGCCTGAAGCGATGGAAGCGGCTGCGAAAGTCAATCCTAAGCACGCAGACAAACTGCGGGCGGCGGGAAAGCGTTGCGCCGACGAGGGGACCAAAGAAAGCGCGCAAGCTGCTCGCAAAGCGGGTCGTGACGCCGCCGACGCCGCCTACGACGCCGCCGCCTACGCCGCCTACGCCGCCGACGCCGCCTACGCCGCCGCCGCCGACGCCGCCGCCTACGCCGCCGCCGCCGCCGACGCCGCCGCCTACGCCGCCGACGCCGCCTACGCCGCCTACGCCGCCGACGCCGCCGAGCGCATCCGGCTCTACAAAATCTCAATTTCCATTGTAATGGCTGAAATTGAACGTGCCAAGGCGGAGGTCTAAGTCATGCCCATTACAGGTGTAAATCTTGATCGTTTCCAGGAACCTTCAGAGCGCAATTTCTTCTCCGATGAGCAGAACCAAGCCATGGAGAAAATGAAAGACGATATGTTCCCGCCCAATGCGCTGGATATAGTAACAGACTATCTCGCTGGCAGGCTGTCTTTGCTGCGCTCGGCTGCCGCCAATGTCCTGCATGAGCCTATCCAGAGGGTATCCCTCGAATTAGGGTACAGCGCCACTTCGGGGGTATTCGGGTGGCAGGCCAGCGTGGTCTATGGGCGACCGGGAAGCTTCAAGGCTGAGTGCGCTATGTCTGCTAACCTCAATAACGCCATAAACGAGCTGCTCAAGAAGCTTCCGGCGCCGGTGGATCTGGCGGCTGTCCTTGGGTATGAGGAGGTGAAGTCGTGAGCCAGCCTTTCAACGAGGGCGACGTGGTGCGCATCAAAGGAAATGATCACCTGGGCTTGCATGAGGTCGAAAGCTGCGAGTGGTTCGAGCGCACACACGACGGGGTTAAGCCTTACTGGCTCGTCAAAACCAGCCAAATTCGTGAGCCAATTGACTGGTCTACGATCCCCAAGGGCGCAACAGGCCTAATCGCTCATTGCGGCTGGTCTGGGTCTGCTGATCATCTTGAGCTTGCCAAATGACCGACCTGGAAAGGCTCAGGGCCTTCAAACGCGGTGGGCCGGGGCGGGCGTGGTCTTACCGGGAATTGGCGCGGATGCTGGGGACAGCCCCCAGAAACGTCCGCAGAATGCTATCGGGCCAGCAAGGGATTCCGCTGAAAATCCTCCGGCGTCTTGACGGGGACCACGGGGAGGGGGTCGCTCAGACGCCGGAGGGGCACTCACAGGGTCGCAATGACAGTTAAGCATAAATCTTGTTTTGTGGCAACCTAAGGCGACTAGATCAAAAATCCCCCAGGAGGGCCGCTGGTGGGGTTTTTAATAATTCTGGACCGTGGGTGGCACCCAACCGCTTAAACCTCACCCACGGTCATCCTGGCTTGATTTAGCCCTACCCAGGCTTTCAATGTAGCTCATGGTCCGCTGTTGGCGGGCGGCGTGCGGGATTTCAGCAATAGCGGGCTTTGACTCAATTTCTGGATAACTGATCGCGTTCGCAAGGCGTTCGCGCTCCATCCGTGCATCCTCAAGGTGCTTTTCCAATTCAGCCCAGGCCGGAAAAAATGTCCCGGTTCTGATGATTTTTTTGACGGCGTAGCGGATGTCATGGGCAGGGTATTCCGCAAGCAAGCCGAGGAAAAGCTTGATGCGCCCTTGCTGGTCTTCATCGGCTTCTTGCCGAGATTTTGTCGCCAAGGACAATGCAGTTATCAGCGCCGTTAATTCGGTCGGATGCATCTTGCGCTCTAGGGTCGTCAAAACCTGCAAACCCTGGTTCTGGTAGGTTTTCGTCGTTGGGCCAGCCGGGTCCGCCAGCCATACCCACCCCGTTATTTCCGTGAAGTCGCTGTTCCATTTGGATGTCAGCAAGGATCGCAGCGGCATTGGCAACGATGCCGCGAGGGCGTCCCGCAGATTTGCCGGCGTTTGCGGCGCGGGCGCGTTCACGCTCAAGGTCGGCGCGTAGCCAGTTGCGGAAAGTTGCGTCCCAGTCGAGCTTGACGCCCCTGGCCCCGGCGACCCCAACCCAGTAATCGCGGAACCGATCTGCCGAAGTCCGGAGTTGCTGCGGGGAGAGTCCGAGTTTTTGTCCATCGTCTAAGTTCCTTTCGCTTGGCAACCAATCGGAGTTGAGGCGTGTTCCGCGTGAACCCCTGGGGGCGGTCCCCCTTGGGGGACTACAGGGGGTATCTTCTCTTACTACTACTGGTTCTGGTTCTGGTTGCGCGCGGACTGCGCCACGCTTAGCGTTCGCTGTGCGTGCGCCTAGCGCGCGCTGTGCGTACGCTGTGCGAGCCTTGTTTAGTTCTTTATCAATACGTTGGTGGGTGTAATGGGTATCTGTAACGGTAAAGTATTTGGATACGCAGGTGAGTATACATTCGAACCGCTTTGGGTGTCTCAAAACCCTCCGAATCCACTCTTTGTCGTTGGGTATCGGCCCCCCGTTTTGCCAGTATGCGAGGATCAAAAGCATATAGGCCCCGACCTCTGTGGCGGTCAGACCTAAGGTATCGGAAATAAAATCTCCGACGTAAAACGGCATGTATGGAATGCGCACGGATAACCCCCTGGCTCATCCCCGGCTAGAAAAGTGTCGCGGCGGCCCGTCCGAAGCCAGGGGGGATAGGAAAGCGGACAAGCGTTGCAATGCGCCTGGCCGCCGCGATTAGGATTATATGCTCGCTTCGATTGCGTGTCCATTGGAGGGTTCGCTCGCCCTTTTGGTTTTTTTCCTCAGCATCAACATGCTGGCGCGGTGGTAGACCGCCCCCTCTTTGCGATCCAGGACAACCGCGATTCGGGCGCAGGACATTTTGGAATACAGTTCCGCCAGTTTGGAATCGTCTGCCGGCGTCCATACCCGTGACAGCTTGTTGCACGTGCTGCCCTTGGGCTTGGGTAATGGTTTCTCAATCTTTGGGTATGTGATGTGTCCCCTGATTCTTAATGGCATGGCTAAGCCCTCTCCCAGTCTGTTGCTTCAAAGTCGATCTTTGAGGGTTTGTATCCCCGGTCTATACTGCGGTTGCGGTTGCATTCAGCGGCAAGGGATTCGGAGATATCCCACTCGATGCGGCCTGCGCGTTCGATCAGGCGGGTTTCCCAATCAGGCCGGCGCACAGCCCGTCCCATGGAAAGCTGCCGCTGCGCCTTCTGCCAGGTCATCACAGCCACCTGATGAAAAGCGCCACACCCAGTAAAATACTCGTCACTGCCAAGCCAACTACCAGCTTGAGCATATCGGCATTGAACTCGTCTAATCCGAACATGTTATTTCCCCTTTGTTTTAAGTCCCGCCTTCAGTGCCTTGCAGCGCGCTTTGAACAGCCGTGCCCATATTGTTTTGGAGGGGCGGTGATGTTGGCGCGCGGAGTTGTAAATTTTCTCAATACGGTTTGCGTTTTGCTCAGCAGTCATATGATGCTCCTGATGGTTATATCGGTACGAGCTTGGTCGCCGTAGGCTTTGGATATGGAAATTTGTGTGATCTGTGAGTCGTCTTGATAGACGATGCCGTTGCAAGAATCGGTTAACAGCTTGCAAAGATTGTCGAGGTCGGGTTTGACCGTATGGTGTTCGCGCTTCGATGATTTGGGGCGCTGAAACGTGAAGACGATGGAGACCATGCAAGGGCCGGTAATGATGGGCTTGCCGCGCATGGCGACCTTGGCCCTAAGGCCGACTTCCATCTCAGCGGCGCGGGTCTTGGCGGGGGTGAATACGTGGCCTTTGCCGAGGCGGGGGCGGCCTTTGGCAACGGGCGGGCCAAACACGGTGAATTGGATCACGCCCAATCCCCCGGCTTCACATGGCCCTTTGTGGCGCGCTCTATAGCCAACACCAGTTTGATGTGAGGATCTTCTATCAATCCTGCGATCAAACGCTGGATGGTGGGCTGTGTCGCGCCGGTCATTTCGGCCATTGCGGCTTGGGTGACGCCTTCGCGGAGCATATATTGCTTGAGTTTTTTCATACCGCTAGAGTGCCAAAAATAATTCCATACGTCAATGCATTTTCCTGCTTGACTGCCCGTTGGCAACGTTTTAGAACAAACCATCTTCAACGAACCCACAGGGGATTGCCGTCATGATGACCAACTATTCCAACGCCATTTTTCTTCTCCACGACAAAGCCAGAATGATGCTTGGCATATTCGAGGCCGACAGCGAAACAACCAAGGCCAAGCGCGAGCCGTTTAAGACGTTCGACCCGTCCATCAAAGATGGCGATCTCGTCGTTGTCGAAACTGGGACGCGCCACAAGGTCAGCGTCGTGAAAATCGTTCAGGCCGATGTGCCGCCAAATTTCTCCACCGCAGAACAAACCCGCTGGATCATTTCCAAGGTCGAGCTGGAGCCGTATGTGAAACTCCAGGCGATGGAAGCCCAAGCCATCGACGCCGTGAAGGCGGCTGAACTGAAGAAGGAGCGCGCCGAACTCAAGAAGACCATGTTCGCGGATTACGCGGACGAACTGAACGCGCTTCCTCTGGTCCACGATGTCACGGTCAACGGCAGCGTCAAGGTTCTGGCTGCCGCGCCGACTGCCGAACCCGCAAAGTAATCTGGTTTGCCGCCCATGACCTGGTGCCATAGAGACCTACAGGAGTCGGCGGCGGGTACTAAGACACATGCGTGTCTTAGTATTACTGACTATATAGCATAGTCAGTAAACAGAACTTTGGGGGACACCGTAGGGTGAAATTGGCGTAGGCCGTCTCCCTTTGTTCTGGAGGTTTTCATGAAGTGCATCTGCGGACGGAAGCTGAAGAAAGACAAACGCTGGGGGGCGTATCGCTGCACGAAGTCCCCTGGGGGTTCTGGATATCACGGCGTTCCGTCCGCATTTCGCAAGCAGGACGAAGATCGGCGGTCGAGAGAATTACAGCGCCGGTCTCACATACAATGACCGCACAGCCCAAAATGAGAATTATCCGCGACCGAGCATGGCTCGATTATTTGCATGACCAGCCTTGCATCATCACCGGCCTGCGCGGCACGGAACATGAAACGGTAGACCCAGCCCATATCGGCACATTGGGTAAGGGCATCAAAAGCAGCGACGATGAAGTGTTGCCGATCCTGCATCGCTACCATCAGGACGGCCACCAGCGGGGCGAACTTAGGATGTGGCGTCAGTGCATCCCGGATGATGTGTTGCGGTCCGCTCTCAGGGCTTACGCCAGAGAGTTGTATCAAGCTTACCTTGCTATGAAGGGATGAGAATAAGAATGAGCAAAGCCCACAAGCCAGGTCCTATGCGGATTTTAACTGCGGTCGAGATGTCAGCGAATGCCGCTTACCGTTGGCGGGAGCAATACAAAGATTGGCGCGACGAACACACGTTCGCAGACGGCACCACCAAAGGTTCCATTGATGCCGCACTCAACCGTTGTAAACACACGCCCGAAAACATCACGAGAATTATAAATGAGGGTTGGGCGCGACCTCAGTGTGAATGCTGCGATGGTTACGCGGATGTGGTTGTACAGTTCACACCAGAGTGGGGATCGTCCACTACTGAGTTTTGCGGGCCGTGCCTTGCCGCCGCCCTATCTCTTGCAACGGGAGAATACAAATGAGCAAAGAACCCAAGCTCCCCGCAGACACCCGTTTGCTGATCTACGCCATGGGGGTGTTTCAGAAATACGATCTGGCGAAGGGATGGTTAGCGAAAGATAGAAACGGGCTCAACGTTTGTACTTATAACAAGCGCGCCGTCAGTTTCTGCGCAGTGGGAGCCTTGTGTCGTGCGGTGTCCGACCTTGGATTGACGGCGGCAGACAAACACAAAGCCATAGCCCGTTTCGCCAAAGCCATAAGTCGCTCCATTATACCTGAATGGAACGACCGTCCCCGCCGCACCAAAGCTGAAGTCATCGCCGCCTTTAAGAAGGCCGCCCTCTCCACAGTAGGTGACAAATGAGAACAGAACATACGCCTGACTTCACGGACGCCATCATCTGTTTGACGGCCACAGCTCAGGAGAAACAGAGCGAGGGTGGCGATGTCGAAGCCAAGGCGATGCATGCGGCGGTCAGGGCTTTAGATGCCTACACGGCCTTGGTGGATGTAGTGACCTTTGCGGCGTCGTACATGGAAATTATGGCGTCCATTCACGCGCCCGGCACAAAGGCACGAGAGGATGCCGAGAAAGCGGTGGCCAGGGTTAGGGCCGCTCTCGCAACCCCCAAGGACAAATAAGATGGGTGACCTGTCTGCCAAGGACATCAAGTGGTTGGAAATGTCAGCCTTCGGCGCGGGCAGCGGCATGTATCCTGGCGACCGGTGGGAGAATGCGCCCCGTCGGTTCACGAGCCTGCAAAAGCGGGGGCTAGTGTCTCTCTATATCCCGCACAATCCGGCCCACAAGGAGCGTGCGGTGATCACAGACAAGGGCCGCGCCCTGCTGCTGGCCGCTAAATCCGCACCCCAGGAGTAGCCCATGACCACTGATGCACTCAGAGAGTTGGAAGAACGGTTGATGAGGGCGACGGAAGGAAGCCGGAGCCTAAATCACGCAATTCAAATGGTGGTTGGGTCAGAGCCGGTCATGGTTTACGGCGAATGGATGCCGCCATCATATACCACAAGTATCGACGCAGCGCTGACGCTGGTGCCGGAAGGCTGCCAATGGGCCAAGTTTAGAGACGGTCAGGTGCTCGTCAGCAATGGCCTGATGATAGATGCGAAAGCGACGTGCGCGACTGTCCCGCTCTCCCTTTGCCTCGCAAACGTCCGCGCCCGCCTATCTTCCCCCTCCAAGGAGTAACGACAGATGAGCGCATTGGAGAGATTGAAACACGAACTGCCCCATCCGCCAGAAGAAGGAATCCTGATCCATGACAGCCATCCCCTCAGAGAAGGTGGATCAAACTGAGTGCGCCAAAATGCCCTCATACGAATTGGCAAAAACAGCCATTCGAGAATACGCCGCGAAACAGGTCTGCCCCGTAAATGCGAAGGTTGCAGAACTATTGGACCTGCATGCTCCGGCTATAGCTGTGTGGTTGTCGGACCGATTCCTCCTCTCCCTGCTTCAGCAGCAGGAAGCGCGGGAGGTGACGAAACAGGCATTGGCCCGTGCAATGCACGAAGAATCAGAAGACCGGCATTCTCTCCCGTACAAATGGGAGGAAATCACGCCTGAATATCAGCAACGATGGGAGGATCGCGCGGGAAGAATTATGGCTCGCCTCCCCCGCCCTGCTGTTTCACTGGTGGGGAAGGGGGAAGGGTAGATGGTTGATTTTGTTTGGGTTGTTCTGTCGTACTACAGCGACGGCTCTGCTAAGGGCCGGGACATTTTGCTGGCCGCGTTCTCCTCGCAGGATCGCGCCGATAGGTTCAAGGAATTGTGTGATCAAACATGTCCTTCGCGAACCATCGAAGTAGTTTGCATGCAAATGGAGAAGTCATGACAGCCACCAACGAGAATGCAGAACTGAGGGCGAAGTGCAAAAAGATCGTCCTCAACCCGAATGGGTATAACGAGGTCAGCGTGGAAGTAGCCAGCGCCCTCCTATCTCGCCTGGACGCTGAGAAAGTGACGCGGGAGAACTTGCGAGAGAAAATAGCGAGTGTTGTTTATGTGAAGGCTGCTGTCCTTAACCTCCAAGATACATACGACATCGCCGACGCAATTATGCCACTCATCTTAGCCCATGCGGCGCCGGGTGCAGAATCTCAGTTCCATGCCGGCCTTGACGCGATGGCAGATGAGCGGCAAGCAATCAGGATCGCAGCGATGGAGGAGTGCGCGAGGTGGCATGATATCCAGGCAGAAAAATGCAGGATAAGTGCAAACACTTACAAGCCCGGCGGCATCATTGCATCTATCGTTAACGCGACCGGAGAAGCCCATCAAGATTACGCAGCAGCAATTCGTAAATTCAAAGGCCAGTCCCCCAGCACTGAGACACAATCTTAAGCATGAAGCAGCGCCCTACGGCGCTTACCAACTGTGAGATAGGAGGCGTTTAGATGTCGAGTAATCCTGAGGCGATGCGGTCGCTTCGCGACGAGGGGTCATCCAAATGATGAACGATAATAAGCGCATTCCTGCGGAAACATTCTCCGTCTCTGAGTTCATCGCCGATGAATTAGCGGCGCGAGGGTGGACCTGGGAAGACTTGGCAACTCATATGCCACACGAAACTCCGGTGGATTTGGCTAAGAACGGACTTCTGGCGCTGTTGGTATTATCCGGTGACGGCGACATGGATGAGGTGACGGCCTGCAAACTTGCCCACGCTTTTGATGTGTCTCCGCAGTTTTTCATAAACCTGGACCGTGCGCACAAAAGTGGCTCTTCCGCCGCGCAAGCGACCACGCCCTCCCCGGCCAGCACGACCTCCACCCCGAACACATCCCTCAAAGCTTGTGACAATAATTTAGTGTCCCGCCTCATGGCGGTAGGAAAGGAAGATATATGAGCGTCATGAAATTCAGCGCGCGCCGCTGGGGAGACAACGATACCTATTTTGGGCCGTTTACTTTCGCGCGTGATCGCAGATGGAAGCCTCTCGGCATATCGCTGTCGTCTACCGATGATGAGGACCGGGGCTGTGCCCTGCGCATCAGCGGCTTTAGCTTCACCATGATTATCGCGCTGCCAACATGGGTGCTGCGCCCCGAACGCAAGAAGGTGTTCCCCGATTGGGACGCCGATACGATCAAACGCCTGGGCCGCGATTGGTATTGGGACGTTACCAAGCGCGAGTTCAGCATCAGCTGTAACGACGGCCATTTGTCCATCTCATATGGTCGCGTAACGCACGCCAGCGATACCGAACAGAGGTGGAGCTGCTTTCTGCCATGGACGCAATGGCGACATGTGCGCCACAGCCTCTATGCACTCGACGGCAGGCTGTTCGCCCATCTGCCACAGGACATCCGCTGGGACGACCCGCAACGGAACGCTGAGCGAGCGCTTGAGGAGGCGTGCCCAAAGGCATTGTTCACCTTCAAGGACTTCGATGGCGAAGAACTGATCGCCACCACCAATATCCAGGAACGCGAGTGGCGGTTCGGAGCCGGCCATTTCAAATGGCTGTCGTTGTTCATTCCCCGGAAAATCATCCGCTCTCTCGACATCAAATTTTCTGGCGAGACAGGGCGCCGCAAAGGCTCGTGGAAAGGCGGCACTATCGGCCACAGCATCACCATGGCTCGGGATGACTCGCCCACCTCGGCTTTCATGCGCTACTGCCGCGAACACGAAATGAATTTCACCGGCTGGACGGAGGCTCCACTAGCGACCGCGACCGCACCCCCTCAGGCTGCCCCTCCATCCGACACGTACGCCTCACCACCCTCTCAGGAACAAGGCGCATAAAGCGCCGGTTACTAAACCCTAAAGGTCCTCACAGAGGAGGAATACAGTGCTTGCGCTTGGCGCATACGGTTGGTAGTATTCACACGTTGGCAACAGATGGGAGGCTTGAGATGAGGCCGAGGCTATTCAAGACCACCCTGATCCGCATCCGTAATCGCTTTCCTTTGATCTATTTCATTTGGAAAACTACATGGCCGATCTAGACCAATTCTCACGCCTGCGCCAACAGCGTTCTGAACACATGAGCAACGCACGCTGGTGGAAGCATCGCTACAAGGCGTGGGGCGGATTTATGTCGCTCCAGTGGTTTCTTGCTGAGGCGCGCTGCCATCGCATGGTGTCTCGGTCACTTTGGAAGCATGGGGTGAACTGATGGAGCCGGTCTATTGCAGCCTGTGCGCCAACGTGGAGCGCGGCACTCGCAAGCAGGCCACCTATGCTTGGCTTTGCCTGATGTTTCCGCGCAAGCCCAAGGGAGCCATTGCCCCGCACGTGATGGATGTGGATGCACCATACTCGCGGTGTGTCGATGTAAACGCCTTCAACAACTGCAATAGATTTGAACCCCTAAAGCATGAAACGGAGTAACCGAAATGCCCCAGATCACTGCCATTCCTAAGTTCGTGAACGCGCCCAGCAAGACCAAGTATGCCTCGATCAATGTCGAGGGGGTTTATTATTCGTTCGATCCCGCAAAGATTCCTCTCAGCAGCTTCACCAAGGGTGTCGCCGCGACGTTCGAGTATACGACAAATGAGAAGGGCTATCACAACATCAGCAGGGTTATCCATTCGGCAAATAGTAGCGGTCTTGGCGGGGGTATGTCCTCGCAGCAGGAATACATTGAGGGCAGACAGGACGCTAAAGACAACAAGATCACGCGGCTTGCGATTGCCAAGTCCTGCATCGAAGCCAACGCCGGCACGGACACGGCTGATATGTGGCTTTCCTGGGTGCTTGAACACTAATGCAAGAGTTCCTGATAACCTCCCCAGATAGCCGTCAGAAGGCCGTGGACGCCTTGATGGCTCTTGGGGAGGGTCGCTGGGTCTGCACGCTGAAACGCTACCAGAAGCGCCGCAGTCTCAATCAGAATGCCCTTCTACATAAGTGGCTGGAAATCATTGCCGATCACACCGGCCACGATATGGAAGAAATCAAGGCGATGATGAAGGACAGGTTTCTGGCAAAGAAGCCCGTGACCATCGGCAAGGTGACGAGGCTGATACATCCAGGAACCGCCAATCTGGATGTTTCTCAGATGTCCGAATTTATGTCAAAGGTGCAGGCGTTCGCAGCAACAGACCTGCAAATCAGTTTACCAAGCCCGGATACGTATGCATGATCCATAGCTTAGCCCTTTCCGCCTCCCGAGATGCTGGTGAGCCGCTGACTAGGCGGAGTCTTTCGACCGCGTACTCGGTACCCTTTCGCTCTTGCGAGCCCCGAGGCTTACCAATCACCCCGAGCGCCGCGTCGTTTTTTAGGCCGACGCCTGCACCGTTTTCTTTCCATGAGTCACCATGGATTGGAGGCGGTGCAGTCCTTCACCTTTCGCGGGGTTGCCGCGCTTCGTACAGGCTGCTGGGTGTAATGGGCGCAACAGAGCCAGCATTACCGTTTTGCCGGAACGGTCAAACCTTGGTGGCCCGTCTGATCCCGGCGACGGGAGCCGCTTATCAATAATAGTATTGCCAACAAAGTAGCAAAGGCGCAAGTATGAAAACCATGGAATCTCCAATAGTCAAACTAGAGCGTGGCATCCCCCTTCCTCCGCGCGGGGAAATGGGAAAATACCCATGGAAGGCCATGAAAGTGGGGGATTCGTTTGTCGCTGATGCTGGAATTAGAGGCGGTTTCTATTCGACCGCTCAGAGACACGGATACAAAGTGCGCGTTAAATCTATTGGTGACGGCAAAGTTCGCGTGTGGAGGCTTGAATAGCCATGAACTGCCATGCCTGCGGACAACCGCTCCCCAAGGACAAGAAGGTCACTAAAACCCTTCGCCTTGCCGACAAAATCATCAAAATGGTCTCGGATGGAAGCTCAATCCCAAGGGCTGCGATTGGGGGCAACTCTCGCCACCCCAACATCGTGAAGCTGCGGTATTGCGCCATGGTGCTGATTCACAATCATGTGGGTCTTGGGCCGGTGGTGTTGGCTAAGATGCTGAACCGCGCCCATGCAACGGTGTGGGCGGCATTGAAGCGTCATTCCGAGGATATGAAAGACGCCACCTATGCGTCGGTGTTCAATAAGGTGACGGCTAAGCTTAAGTAGCCATATTTTATGTTTGAGCGGGTGTGGCGAAATTGGTAGACGCGGCGGAAGCTAGCTCCGCTCCTTGCAGGTTCGACCCCTGCCACCCCGGCAACTCTGAGTGAGCGTACCCCCAATAGACGTAAGGGAGCCTAGAATGGCTCGACTTATTTTGGTACTTTTGCTCACCGTTGCTTTAGCGAATCACGCAATGGCAAGGGGGAGTTGGCACACGAAATGTCTCCGCGAGGGATACAATCCAAATAAGTGTCCTTACGCGCCGCGACCTAAGCCAGACCAACCCAAGCTTCTGTAGCTTAACGGTAGAGCGGTGGGCTTATACCCCATAAGCGGTAGATTACCGCGCGATCCAGGTTCGAATCCTGGCAGAAGCACCAACTTCTACTTCCCCAGCCACACCAGCCCCAGCGCACTCAAGAACCCTAGCAGATACCCAACCTTGAACTTTTCGCAGTCCCACCAAGTCATGGTATCGTCTAGGACTTCTGCTGGGTTTTTCATCTGCCGTGCGCCAGTGACCAAGCCTGACAAGCCTTCATCGCCGTAATCAGCTCGTCGGCTTCTGCTGCGAGAGTTCCAATATCTTTGAGAGCCTGTCCAGAAACGATGAGTCCGGGGCTTTCCAGGATTTTACCACCTGGGGGACTTCCGGCTTGGGCGGGTCCGGGAGGGGTACTGCAAGACCGGCTTGCCTGTGTGCGCATCCTGTCAGCAATAGCCCGGTTATAACGATCAAGGGCGCTAGCCGTTTCGGCGTGGGCATCTGTGACCTCTTGGGCAAGTTTTGCGTTCAGTGAGGCGGATTCGGCTTCCTTGAGGGTATTCTCGGCCACCCTGTCAGCGATCATCTTAGCGGCTTGGGTCTTCTGCTCGGCTACAATGGCCTGCCAAGCTGCCCGTTCGCTCAAGGCCCCCTGGTGGCGCCCCAGGCCGTAAAGCCCACCCAGGGCCGCAAAAACCCCGGCAATCGCCGTCCCATAGCGGAACAGGGGTGAGGCCAGCAAGGCCAGCATCAGGCGATCTTCGCCTTGATCTGATCCTTAAACGTCCAGCACACCACAAACCCGGCAGCGAAACCAACCAGCAGCGCGAAAAGCGTGAACATGGGGTGTCCTTTACTGAATGACTGAGATTTTACCGAAAACCATGCGATTGGGGTTAGTTACGTCCGGCATTAGGGTCAGGCGGGTGGTTTGAGCCTGCTCTAGGTCCAATGCGGTGACGATCTGGCCCACCTGCTGGGGATGCCACGCAAGATAGGTGGGCGGCGGCGGGACGGGCTGAGGGGGTTTTGCAAGGTTCGCCAGACGGGTATCCAGCTCAGTCTGCTGGGCGGCCATAAAGGCCGGCATCCACTGGGTGTCTGTCGCCATTTCATCGTTATAGACGCTGTTAACGATTAGCCAGTCTTGGAAGCGCCGACTGACCGCGAGGGTGCCAGACCACACCGTGTTATCCCGAGGCGAGGTGTAATCCAGGGTACCGTTCTTAAGGTTCTCCCAGGACGCATCCCAATGGCCGCCGGACCGCATGATGTCCTCAACGGCCTGGCTGTCAGATGACGCAATCGACCACCCGCCGATGTATGAAAACCCGTCGTCAAGCGTGCCGTTCCAATTCCACTGGATGTAGGCCGCTGCGGTAAAACACTGGGTGATCGGCTCGATATAAAACCGCACGGCGACAATGCTGCCGTCTTGGCGCGTGCCGAATACGGCATCAGCGATGGAAGAACGCGTGAAGCTACCCATTAAAGACCTACTGATTTATGGCGTTGAATTACTGCGTATATTACACCAACAGTGCCCGCGATGACTAGCGCGAGCGCGATGTAAGGCCCCATCGTTGTCAGCATGTGCAACAAGCTGATGCTTTGAGAGGCCGTGTCGTGCACCGAAGCAACCGTGTCGTTGACGGTCTGAACCTGTCGGACTGTTTCAGTCACCGCCGCTGTTGCGCCGCCAATCGTGGTCACAGTCGAGGCCTTGAAGGCGCTGGTTTGGGTCACGGGCTTAGGTTCGATGTCGGCAATGCCCGCAAGCCTCATGGCGTCATCGTAAATCGACTCCGCATATGGATTAAACCCGCATTCGTGGATGACAATGGCCTGAAGCAGGGGCCGCATGGTGTCTGCGGAATCAACATCAAGAACGTCGTCGGCAGAGACTTGGCAGCGGTGCGCCACATCATCCACATAGGCTCCGGTGTCGTTCTCTACTGGGGGTGCCCAGGTATTAATTATCCCGCGTACAGTATTGATGCCGCGACTGTTGTAAGAAAGAATAATTCTGCAAGCCGCACGAATGCCAAACTGTGGCGACTTAAAAACCACAAAATCTGTGTCGGTTTGCTCATCGCTTGCGCCAGCCCATTTGGTTTTTCCGTCCAGTCTGATGTTGCAGGGATTATTGTTTCTGATGCCGCGCACGGTCATGGCGCTCTGGCTCCCATCTTAACCGCCAACACAAAGCCCGTGATGGCCCAATGTCCTACCGCCGCCAGGGCGCTTACGATAAACGCCCCAATGGCCGCTACCTTGGCCTTGGCCGCGCCGAGGCGGAACGACCTTACGAATACATGATCCGCGTGGATCTCTGACCGGCTCTGCGGGGTTGAAAGATCGTATCCAATTGATTCAAGGCGCTTTTCTTCAACCTTGTCCATCGCCGCCAGCAATCTTTCAATGTCATGTTCGGTCAACACCGACGTTCTCCGCTCGTATTCCATCGCAAACCTCTAGGGCTGGGTACATTCCGGGGTTATAATCAAGATATGGACGACTCATTGACCAGAATTGTTATGGTTTCGGCATTTTGGGCGGTTGCGGCTCCGGTAGTCTTCCGATGGCTGCCAAAGAAGATTGAATCGTTTGTTGAGCGCCTATCCTCCAAGCAAAAATCTGCTAGCCCCCGCGCCTGCCGGTATGGCGGCGTTCTTAAACCCGCCGGAGAGGACCTGGGACAACTCCCCGGTGTGTTCAGACGCGAGCTTGGATATAAGCCGCTGCAAGATGGGAGTGTAGGCGAAGGATGACCCGCCAAGCATAGCGGCCCCTACAGGGTGAGCCGCTGCCGCAGCCAACGGCGCACCCGTCGCAACGGTCATCCCGAGCATACGCGCTGCCGTTCCGCTGTTGGGGTAATTGGTCCCCAAAACCATCCGGCCCGCATCTGCAAGAGGCTGCAACAAGGCCTCTCCGCGAGCGAAAGCCCGGTGTCTCACAGAGTCATCCATAGACCTGACACTGCCGGATAGCTGCGCAGGGGTTACGATGCCGCCTTCTGAATTGGCCTTAACCGCGCCCTCAATGCGGGTCAGGATCGCCCAGCCCTTATTAAGGGCCTGAAGCTTGCCGGCGTATTCAGGGTTTTTCTCCGCCAATGACTGACGAATGGTGTCGAGCGAATCGTAGATGCCTTTGGCGAGGTTTCTATCGTCGGCCAGCGGGCTTTTGGCATAGTCTGCGGCGCGTGCCGTAAGGGTGGATTCAGCGTCCTTAAAGGCTGTACCTGTCAGCACGCCATTATCATCAACTCGGTCTAAAATGTCCTTGGTGATGATATTTTGTAGATCCTGTCCGACCTGGGCGCGGGGCGTGGATGTTTCGGTGACAACCTTGCCAAGGCCAGTCATCAGGTCATCATCAATCGGCAACGAGATGTTCGATTTAACCTGATTGAATTTATCGCTCAGGTAGTCGCCAAGCTTTTTGACGCCAACAGTCCCGGCTTTATTGAACTCGGGGGCGGCTTCGCCAAAGGCTTCGGCCACCGGCTGCGCGCCCTCATTATAGGCCGCGATATTAAGCTGCTTGATGGCACGCTGCTGGCCGTAGACGGAAAACGGCTGCATGACATCTTCGACCTTAGCACCAGTCTTTCCGCTAAGTTGTCCCATGGTCGGGGTGACGCCACGCTGCTGCAAATAATTGACGGCTTGGCTGTAATCATCACCGGGCGCGGGGTTTCTGCCGCCAATCGCGGACCCAACACCGTATGTTAGCCCTGATGTAAGCGCACCTGTGCCAATGCCGGTAGCGACCTGCGTGCCCTTCTGGCCCCAATAGCCGCCACCCGGCGGAATATTCGTTACGGGCTGCGTAAGGGCGTTTACGCCACCCATTCCACCGCCACCAAGCATAGCGCCGCCAACCGACGTAGGCGCGCCTCCTGGGGCGATAGCCATTGTCGGGGCTGAGCCAATGACTTGGCCCATCATCCGGTACCAGTCTATCCCCTTGATGCCGTTGGCGGCGCGGTCGCTTTCGTATTGTTGATCCCTATTTGCTACCGTCGTATCGAACTGCTGCGGCGTCGGGAGTGCATTAGGGCGCAACGCATCCGGCAAAACATGAAGGCCAAGCTGACCAATCCCATAGGGAATATCCATAACGCCCTGGTTGATGCGCTTGATGGGTGGCAGGTTGGGTTTTAGAGCAGCTTCCGGCGGCGGCGATTGGATGGCCATTTGCAGGGCCATATTCGCGGGCGATCCAGGAATGGATATGCCTTCGTGGTTCGCAGGTTCGGGAGGTCCGTCCTCAACCCATTGACCGCCAGTCGGGGCTCGCGGGATGTCAGTATCTTCAACCCACGGCATTAGGGCACCCACTTCATAGGTCTACCGTTTCTACCAATGGGCGCGGGGCCGGGAGGTGTAGAGCCAGCAGAAGCCTCAGGCTTAACGCCAGCGGCGGCGGCTTTGACCCTCTGCCAGATTTTCACGCTATCGGGCGACAGAAAGTCCTCAATGGTTTTGTTCTTGCCGGTCGTTTGGTTGTAATTAAACAAAAGCGGCTCGATGCGGCCTTGGAGAAGGTCGATAAGCGCCTGAGCAGATTTCTGCATCCTCTCGGGTGATGCGTTCTGCGGAAGGTTGGCCTTCCATTCGTTTAGTTCGCTCAGTCCACCACCAGAAGCACCGGCAAAAACCTTGCGCGCTTCAGCCGCCACGGCATCACGTTCAGTGTTAAATTGTCCAGGGACACCAGAGCCAACCGCCTCAGAAGCCGCGTTGCCGATGCTGTTAAATACCGGAATGCTGCCGTTATGCATTTCATCGAACGTTTGCAGCATTTTGTCGGCATGGCGGATTGTCGTATCGACAGCGCGAATGGCTTTCCCGGTCGGCCCAGCCTGACTGTATTCCTGCTCAGTGCGGAACCGCTGACCAACATCAACGCCCGGCTCAGCGCGTGCGACGAGGGCTTGAACCTGCTCGCCAATAGAACCAGGACGGCCAATCGGCGGCGGCTTCTGATCCCCGCTTGCGACCTTGCGCGCCATCGCGGAAAGCTCTTTGCCGTTCGGCAGGTTTTGCTCTACCCAGCTATAGGCGTCATTGCCCGTAAGATTATCGGGCATACCGTTCAAGGCGTTTCTGGCTTGTTGCAGGCCGACTTCTCCTTGAAGCTTTTGGCTTTCAAGAATTGGCTTCATCATCGCAGCCTGGAAAAGGCTTTTGATGTCGGGAACGCCAGAGCCGTTTGGATTGGGTGTAGCACCCATAGCAGATTGCGCGGATACCTGGGGGGCCTGCGGGGCCTGACCCGGGAGCGCGGAAACGCCGGGGGCAAAGTTGTTCGGCAATGCCGTGATGCCCGCGCGGAAGGGCTGCGCAAGCGCGGGAGCGGCGGCAGGTGGAGAAAACATCGCTGACCCGGCCTGCGTCGGCGGGGATGCTTTGGGCACAACGCCAGTCCCCAATGACCCGCCATTAGGAGCGCCTGAGCCTTGCTGTCCGGGGACCGCAGACCCGCCACCCATGAAGTTGCGCATATCAAACGCCATCTTGCCGATATCGCTTTGCGGCATGACGGCAGGCGCACCGGGTTCGCCCAATGTGCCCCAATTCGTGGTGCCGGGCTGGCGCACGAACTCCTGTTCGCGGCCACCCTGGAAGCCCTTAACGGTCTGCATTGGGGTGTTGGGGTCGAGCGGCTTGGCGTTGTCTGATTTGACCGCGCTGCCCTCTGGATTGGCTTGCTGCCATGCCATGATCTGCGGGCGTGTGAATAGGCGCGTCTGCGAGGTGCCGTCCTTATTCGTGACCTGATAGGCCTCGGGCGGAGCCATGATCTGCGAGGCAACCGTCGTTAGGAACTGCTGCGGGTTGGTGCGCGCAAAAATCCCCATCATCGGGTCTTTGGACATTTCGGCGATAGGGTTTTCAGGGATTTGACGCCCCGAGGCCCAGTTGATTCCGGTCTTTGGGTCATAGCCTCCGGTGTAGTTGGTCAAATCGGATTGAATCGCGTTCGACTGCCGCGCAGCCGCCAATTTGCTGAGCGTTCCAACCGGGTCTTTGCTGAACAAAGCTAAAGCGCCCTGCCCAACCGGCCCGATATTTCCAGGGTCTAGACCGTTATTGCCGGCCATGATTAGTAGCCTCGAAAGAGTTGCAGTATTTTAAGGCGCGCCTCGTCCGCACTTTGCGCAGGGTTGCCGGCGGCTGATGTGGGAGCCGTGCCAGCCATCGCCGCAACCGGGTCAGGCTGGGCGTTCTGATCCGAAGATAGTCCCGGCTGGCTCATGCGGTTGCCAGCGTGCATCGGATTGAAAGATTGAGCCATCGCACTCGGGCGGTTGAGCGCGGCGACTTTGCCATAAGAGCTATCAGGCCCAATCATGGAATTGACGGCCTGCATACCTTGCATCATTTGGCCCATTAGCCGATTCCTCCGCCCTTAGATGAACTACCGCCACCTGTCAGGCCGCTAAAAAGAGTGCTGACATTTCCAGAAGTGTTCCCGGTCGTGCTGCCGCTGCTCGAACCGGACGAATTAAGGTTAGAGGTTCCGCTCGTGGCTCCCGTGGATGTTCCCATCGACGTGCCGCTACTATTCGTGCCAAAGGCCGGAACCTGACTATTCATCAAGGCAAGTAAGTTAGACTGTCCACCGCTGCCCATATTATACAACGACTGCGCGTTATTTACGCCCATCGTGTTTATATTGCCGTAGTTATTGGCCTGCTGAGCGAGGTTTGATAGATCCATTCCACGCCCCTGCATCGCAAAGTTACCTGTGGCCGTTTGAGCGGCAAGCTTATTGGCCGCGTTGGCTTGACTGGCGGCTAGGTAGTTGCTGGCGTCGGATTGACCTGCGCCAAGGGCGGTATTGTATCCCTGCCCTGTAATCTGCCCCGCCAAGGCCCCGCGCGCGGCGTCCTGCTGGGTATTGAATATACTGTCAGCAACCGCCGCCCGGTCCCCGAAGGCGCTCCCAGCGTCACGGCGGGCACGGTTGGTGTTAGCCTGGATCGCGGTGCCTTGGTCGAAGGCATTGAGCGACGGATTCAGGACATCGCTTGCATAGGAATTGCGGTAAGGGTCCATGAACGATGATGCTTGCTGAGCATCAACGCCCTGTCCGGTTACTGTCGGGGTGGGCGCACCCACCATCCCATTGAGCTGGTTATTCAGCCCCGCAAGGGCAAACCCCATGGGCTGGTTCTGTACAACGCCCTGCATATTCGCCAGGGCGCTTTGCTGACCTGCGGTATAACCATTCCCACCTAGCGCGCCAGCCGCCGCAGCTCCGGCGTTATCGTAAATACCGGTCGTATTTACGCCGGTTTGGCCGGTCTGCATCCCAGTTTGCGTCCCGGTCTGCGTTCCTGATGTCGTACCAGTCTGCTGGCCCGTGGTCGTGGCGTTGCTCGTGCCGGACGATTGCCCAGTTGAGGTGGTGTTTTGGTTGCCAGAACTATAACCATTCTGGCTGCCGCTTTGACCGCCGACTGAAAGACCCATGACTAGATATCCCTATACATGGATGTACCCAACTTCTGGCATCCAGGAAGCGCGCGAAGCCATCCGTTCCGGCCCGCCGCAGTTATCCGCGTGCAGCCGTTATCTTTGGCGTATTTCAATAGATCGTTTTCCATGCTCTGCAATTCGGTGAGGTCGCCACCGGCAGCAAACACATGCAGGGCCTTCATGCGGGGGAAGTTATTAAACTCCGTCAGCATGGCGAAGTTATTCCCCACCCAAATGCGGAAATGCCCGGCCCCTACAAGCAGCGCAACGTCATCAATCGTGTGCGTGCCCTTGGCTTCGGCAATCGCGGCTTCGATATACGCCTTAGCCTTGGCCCAATCATCAAACACGCTCATTTCGCGTCACCGCTTTTGCTAACGTCGAACAAATCCATGCCAGCACGCCAGAACGTCGGGGCGGAAGTAGTCGAAGACCATTGCATCTGCAAAAACTGCCCTTTTGCGTGCACCGGGGTATTCCCGCTCATGGCGTTAGCGTTGTAGGGGCCGAAAGTCTTGGTGTGGATGCCGCGAATATCTTTCCAGGTTGCATAGATGCTGAGTTGGTACCCGCCTTGAAGGCCTGCGGCATCCAATTCAACGCCATTAATGGTCATGTTTTTGTATCCGCCTTCCTGGCGAACCATGGCGCTTTTTATGTACCAAGAGAAGGCCGCTCCATCTACACTATTGCCCTTTTCACAATAGCGGATATAGCCCGAAGTATCGACGGCAATTGGATACTGAAACACACCCTGATCTAGCCAGCAGGTAAACGTCGTAAGACCCGGGTCCCACACGTCATCTACAAACTGGTGTTTGTTGTAGCGGGAACATTCAGTCCCATCCCTCAAATCAGGGTAGATGTGCTGGACTTCATTCCATGCGGAGATTGACGCCGAGAACACCTTGTCCTGCTGCACCCAAGCAAGGTTATCGTTAAAATCACGGCGCATGGTGTTGCTGGTGATCGGGTTGGGAATGCCGCCGTTGTAGAAATAATCCTGACCGTTGGGGGCTTTCCAATAGACCACACCATTGACGACGCATACGGCATTGGCCCCGAGGAGTCCGGTTCCGCTGCCGATGTCCACGAAGTCATAAACGACGTTTGGGTCTGGCACATATCGCATGGCGTAATAGGTCTTATCGGTGAAGATTAGATTCTCTCCCGATAGAGCTATGCCGCGTACAATCCGGCTTCCGTTGGTGAGGGGATAAGACCCGGCCAAGTTCGCCGGCCCCGCCGTCCAGAGCTGGTTATTTTCCTGATCTGACCATCTGACCCGCATGGGATCGAAGTTGCCGCTGTCGTCATTCGTCCCGCAGGCAACCAAAATGCGCTCAGAGGTCGAGAACACGCATGTTGCAGGGTTGGGGGCCGATGTGATTTGGGTGGCCGTTGTCTGTACCTGCACGCTGACTTGGGTGATGTTCCCGGTATAAGCCGCGCCCGTGATTTTGACCGTCTGCGCCCCACCAGAACCGCCCCAAAACGGCTGATTGAACCTATTGGTGGCTGAGCAGGACTGAACGGTGACGTTATTCACATAGACCTGGAACGATCCGCTATTGATCGTCGCAACCACATGCAAAAGGTGCCATGCAGCTACTTTCAGGGTTATGCCTTGCGTAAGGCTTGCGCTTGTAGCCGAGGCATTGGCCTGCCCCCCACCAACCGACCACCCCACCCCGACAGACCAACTCGCCGCTGCGGTGAAGGCGTAATTGTCAACCAATTCGCTGGCGGTCGTGTTGGCGGACCATTCCCAAATGGCTTGGCCTCGCGCATTGGCGACAACGTTATTGCCCCAATAGGCGAATGACCATGTGCGGGGGTAAAGGGTGACGCCAGATGTCGAGCCACCATNCCCGCCTGAACCATAGCCGCCCGTGCCATATCCAGCCCCGCCAAGGCCGTCTTGATTCCCGGGGGCAAGGTATATGCGGTAGTCGAAAGTGCCGCCAGCAGGCCCCGCAGCCGTCGCCGTGGCCGTCGTAATGACAAAGTTGTTCGCATCCGTGATGCTGGCAACAATGTATTTACCCGAAAGCGTTATCCCACCGACGCTAGCCGACTGGTTGAACACCCCAAAGCCCTGCCCAACGACGAGGCCATGGCCCGCCAGCGTTATAGTTGTCGCTGTGCCATTTGTTGTCGTTATGGCATTCGTGAGATAGCCATAGGAAGTCACCGGTGTAATGTCGGTAACGGTCCCATCCCCATCCGCTGCGTAAAGGTTGGTATGCGTTCCAACCGCGAGGTATGGGGTTCCAGTACGATTTGCCCATGCGTGCAATCCCCTTGCGATCCCGGTCAGTGCTGTGGTGGAGAATTTTTCATTGCCGTAGCGCGTTTGTGCTTTGCCGCGCGCGAACCTGATCTGATTCGCGGCGACATAACGGCCTTTCGCGGCTAACGCGGAGTCATCAACTAAAACTCCCGGCGCAAATTCAATCTCTTGGAGCATTTATCCCTGAAGTGCTGCAATCGCGGTGAGAAGTTCCTGAACCTTAGCCATAAGCTCCTCTTTGGTAGGCGCCGGGGCCGGATCGGGCGCGGGCGGGTCGGGCAATTCTTCCTCTACCACCGTCCCGAACGTCGGGTCCGGGATGGGGCTGCCTTCATCGTCTAGCTGCGGCTGATCCGTGCCCTCAATTAAGAGGTATGGGTTATTGTGGATTGTGCGCTTGATCATGGGCTAACTCTTTATCCAGACAGCGGGGACGGTCATGGAAGTCGTTCCAATCGTGGATACAAGCGTGGCGGTGGGGGCGACAGCATTGGCCGGCGCGGACCCATAGGCCGTATCCACGTAGTGAGCCTGGAACTGGTTGGTTGAGCTAATCGGCGCGCTGGCGCTGATCTTGCCGTGAATGTGCGTAAGGGTTTCAGTGCTGGCAAACCCAACCTGGGTGACGGTCGTAGTCGCAGCCATCCCGTCCATGACGGTCGCGCTGTTAAACCACACGCCCATCCAATAGAGGCCCGTCAATGCCGCCCATGAGGAGAGCAAATCAGTTGCGGCCGCCGCACCCGTAAAGGTGATTTCGCCAAAGTCCTTGGCTAGCGTGCTGGGGCCTGTTGGGCCTGCATTAAACGCCATAATGCGGCACTTCTGCCCGTTCGCTGCGGTGTCATTATTTGATACAGCGACCCCGGCGAAGGTTCTGCCAACCTTGACCGCAAACGGGATGTAATAGAGGCGGTTTAGAGTGACCGTGAAGGCCGACTGGTTGCCGTTCTGGTAGCCCTGGGGAAGCGTGTAAACACCGGTAGGCGTCGGGTGCTGCCCCTGGCTCCCGTAGAATCCTGAAAGTGCCGGAACGAAGACCATTACACCCAACCTCTCGATGAACTCGAATCAATGATGGTATCCAGGCCTTCCCCAGTGATCGAAAGGCCATTGGATGAGCCGTTGACGGTGCCGCTAAGGGTCAGCGGGTAAGTCCCGTATTTCACATAGCCGATGATGCCGAGGGTTCCCGTGGCGCTCGGTAGTGTCATAGTCGCGGCACCAGAAGTGCAATCAATCGGGTAAATCTTGCCGGAAGTCGCGGAGAAGGTTCCGGTCTGGACGGATTGCAGAACGAGGCCAAGCTTGCCGACCACGTTAGACCGCAGTTGTTTGCGGTATGCGCTTGCCGTCGTGTCCCATATGACCAATTCGTCAGCGTCAGCAATGTTAGTGCTGGCCGCTGCGCCGTGGACTAGGTTGGCTGTGTCGCGCGCTCTGCTCACTGGCGTGTCCTTATTTGGCGGCGGCTAAAGCAGCGTGGGCTTTGAGGGATTGGTAGTCAGCAATCGCGGGCCATCCCATTTTTTCTAAATCCGCGTTCACAAGCGCCATAATGGCGTCCACATTTCCTCCCGGCGGGATGATAACCCTATGGCGTTTCACAAGTGCCTTATCGTCGCTATCGGTAAGACAAAATCTGACGTTTACATTTCCGTTTTGAGGATCGATGAGATCGATTGTGCTTTGCTTCATCAGACGAAGCTCCCGCTCAAAGTCAGGATTGACCCGTTCGATCCTGGGTATGTGTTGTCATAATTGGTAATCGCGATGAATGCGCCCGCAGCAGGAATTGTCCCGGCCAGGGATTTCCCGGCTATTGCAGTCTCGCGGCCCGCCAGCGTCGATGCGGCTGACGGGGTTGCCGGTAGGGTGGCACGCACGTCTGTCGAGCCTGATCCATTCGTTGTGATAGTGACCGTAACTTTAATGTCCCAAAGACGGCCAATTTTTGTATATGTGCCGGTTGCCGAAGCGGTGGTGATAGTGCCGGCGCTTGACGTTACAACAGGCGTCCACGCCCCCTCCTCATAGTCATCCAGGGTGTTTGGATCAGAAGAAGGTACTTGGATTGCCGGAAATTTAATTCCAGCAAGAACATTAAGCAGGCCAGTTAGAGTCATGCCGGCATGGGTCGGAGTGCTGGTTGTTCCAACCCCGAGATTAGTTGCCGCTGTAGCAGTGCTGCCGACATCTGAGAGGTTGTTGCTGGGAACCAGGGCATTCGCCACGCTCACGGCAGCCAGCGCCACAATTGTCAGCACATCACCCGCCGTCATTGCTGATAGGCCGGTGATCGACGTCTTATCTGACGCAACGTAATCGACATTGCGCACAAGGATTGCGCCGTTGAGGGACACAATCTCGGAATTTGGCGTGTAGGCTAAAGTATTCCCGTTATCATCCACGCCTGACTTTGAAGTTTCTCCACCTGTCGCGGTGTAGACGTACCGCTGCATGAGGCCACCAATTGTCGTAGTGGCGGCGCTGATTTGTGCAGCGACATAAGCCTGCACCTGGGAATAATTCATGATGTCGCCGCTGTTGGCCAGCAAAGAAGCGGTCGGCATCCAGTTTGGGGTGGCCGAGAAGTAGTCGGTCCCGTTGCAGAAGATGAGCGCCCGCGCGCCCTGCGGGAGGGTAACGCCCGTCCCGCCGGAGCATTTAATCGTTACCGCAGCGCCCGCATTGTTGTGCACATCCAGCCAATTCATATTGGCAGGGAATGTCAGGGTTGCCGAACCCGTCAGCGATCCCGTCAGAGCAAGATGCGCACATTGCCCGGTGTTCCCGGTCGTGTAGTTCGTCCAGGAAACTGTGGCGTCACCGGTAACGGAAAGGGTCTGGTAGCCCTTTGCCGCCTGCTCGGTCATGCGCTGAGTAGTTATGAGATAACCCCCCCACAGGTTTGTATTAGAACCCGTGGACTGCTCCCGCGTGAGGAGGATGCTTGAAGGTGTGTCGGTCATCAGCCAGAACCAAACCTAATGCCCGCTTCTTCAAGCGCCGTATTCGCGGGGTTTGTGAATAGGACTTCGATAGCGATAATGTCCGTCAAGTGCCCGGTGGGGTCTTGTGTGCACTTAGCCACTAGATCGCGCATGGGCTGAGGACAATCGACGTTAGACTGCTCCATGTATTTACCGACCTCCGCCAGCAACACAGACGCGGCCTTGGGCTTGCCATCCTTAACCAAGGTGATCGCAGCCCCCAGGAAGCCGGAAGCGTAATACCTGATATTTTCAGGCGTACTCATGCGCTTGTCACCCCAAGCTGTGCGCTGACCCATGTGGCCGCCGCCTTAACGTAGTAGCAACATCTCTTGGCATTTGTGAGCGTGACTCCAGTAGCCGCAGCATTTCCGTCTATTGTGTCTGAACCCGCGCCATATACTTTGATGGGATTCGCGCCGGCATTGAAGATTTGCACCTCGCCACCCACCCCAATGGTCGCGGCAGAAGGCAAAATAACGCCTGTGCTGGCGGCAGCGGAATCGACGAAATTCACCAGGGCCGTGAGGGGCAGAGCATCAGCCACCGAAGACCCAGTTGCGGTCAGGGATCCGGATGTCTGCCAGCACATCTTGGTAAAGCCGGTCGCGTTCCAGTCCGCTGCCGAAACACCACCAGCCCCAACAGCAGCGGCGTTCTTGCCCTTATAATAAAGGCCGGTCTGAGCATCGCCCACGAATGAGATTTGATAGGGCGTGTCACTCGCGACCTGCGTGGTATTATCAAGGACCACTTTGCTATAAGGGCCGGTGCCTAGATTGCCTTTGTCAGCCATGATCGCTCCTAAGAAATAATATTTCCGTCGGCAACACGGCGCCAATTCGTGCCGTCTGAATAAGCAGGCGTGGGGCCGCCGATATCATCATCCACAAATATCATTGCCCTGTAGTTCTTGGCGGCAGACGGCAAAACCGCCTTAACAAATCCGGTGAGGGTCTGCGGGCCGCGTAACTTGTTCTGTACCCAATCGGTAATGTTGCCGGTTAAGGCACTCGCCCAGTTGGGGGCTTCACCCGGCAGAAGGATTTGACCGCCTCTCATATGATGTTCCCAACAGGACGTGGCGTGGCATCTACAGCCGTCCAGCGGGTCTGGCGGTCATCACCCATCAAGTCGTCTAATTTCTGGTCGTAGTAGCCCTTCCAGAACTGCAAGCGGTCGTCGTTTTCCATCATGATGCACAGCTCAATCATGGTGGCGGCCACATACACATCCGGCGCATTCACTAGCAGCCAATTCGACGTGTTCGTAGACGACAGTGGCGCGAGCTTGGCCTTGTAGATAAGGCGCATCGTATAGATGCCGTCAGGCACAGGCCGCAGATACGCGGTGTTGGTCCCGACGATGGCGTAGGCCTCAGGCGCGCCGGTAATTGTAGACGAGGTGTAGAGGCTGAAAAGATCGAGGGACGACTTAACCCCGAGTACCTGGAAGGGATTGCTCGTCAGCATGAAAGCTGAGGCGGAGCGGAAGTCTGTCGGCAGCGTGACAGTCTCAATCCCGCCGGCAGTCACCAGAGTATTGGTCAATGTCTCGGCGTACTTGATCCCGCCGCGTGAGTTGATGTCTCGATCTACCGAAGTCTCGGCAAACGAAATGGCAATCTGAACAGCAGAATCAATCGCAGCCGGCGAAAAGTTAGTAATGGCAGCAAACAAATCATCACGATTCGCATAAAAGCTTACCGCAGACTGGAGCTTGAGATAGCTGTCAATCGCCAATGTCTAGTACCACTTCGTATACTGGCTTGAGATGCGCCCAGGGCGGGTCTTGAGAACCGGCGAGTTGCTGTCGTTGATGATCTGATCGAACTTCTTGCGGTCAAACTCACCGCCCTGACCCGGCTTCCATCCACACCGCTTCATGATCTGCTCATGCGCGATGGCCGGGATGATGCACTGGCGTTCCATCTTCTTATTGGTCTTGGGCTGGTATTCGTTGCGGCACATGGACGCAACCTTTTCCAGGGATTCCACGTTCTGCCAGCGGCGCGTGGTGAAGGTGCCGTCGCCGTTAAACGTAATCTCGCGGAGGATGCCGGTTACGGGATCATAGTCGCGGTACTTCGACTTGCCGTAGCCGTCGCCCTCTACCTTCTTATAGCCACCACCAGCGCCGATAGCCTGAGGTTTGCCGTATTGGTCGAGTAAAGCCATGCGAACTCCAAAAAAGGCCCCGGTGCGGCGGGAGATTTGTCGCACCGGGGAGAGTTGTACCTAGGAGATTAGGTCAGCAGGGGCACCCAGGACTGAGCCGAGGGCGCTCCCACGCGCAAGGTGTACTCTGACAGCACGTAGCCCTGATCGGCGTCAGCGGTCACGCCAAGGTCTCGGGACACGAACTGTCGGCCAGTTAGATAGGCGCAGGCGAGATATCGGGTATCCAGGATGAAGGCCTCGTATTTCTGCGAGGTGATCCCGCTAACGCCAGGGTCAAGGTCCATCTGGATATCCGGCACCACCTGGATCGCGCCGTAGTCGCTCTGCCACATTTCAACCGCCGAAATGAGCTTGCCGCCCATTTCATCCGGCATGTTGTAGCGAAGCTGAACCGCACCGGAAGTGCCGGTAAGCGCAAGCTGGGAGAATGCCTTCTTCTGGTAAGCCGACATCAGCAGCATGTTGGGCTGAGCGCCCTTAATCACAGCGTTATAGGTCGCGGTGTTAAGGATGCTGAGCGAAAGCGCGCGGCTGGATGCGGTCGTAGCCATGGCGAAGTTCCACAAGTCGGAACCGTCACCCGTGGGGGCCGTATAGAGCGAGATGCCGGCATCCCAGTTGGTGATGTAGGCCGGAAGACCCGCGCAGACGCGAGCGGTAGTCGTGCCGCCACCCTGGTAGGCCTGATTGGTCAAAAGCGTGATTTCCATATCACGCTTCAGCTCAAGGGCCTTGATAAGGCGCTGCTCGTCATATTCGTCCTGAACGCCCGCGATGTTAACCGCACGATTGGTGCCGGTGACACCAAACGATTTGGTCGAGATGTTCATGTAGTTGAAGATACGCGAACGGTTCTTGGCCGNCTGAACCGAGATAGTATTGCCTTCAAGCTGCGAGTTCACAGCCGGGGCGGTAAGGCCCTGGGTCTGCCATTCGTGCTTGGTCGCGGTCCCGACAACATCAGTCGTCAGGTTAGAGAGAAACGGGGTTTTGTCCGGGTCGATCCGGTAAACGACGTCCTCAAGGTCTTCGCGAATACCTTTAGCGTTGTAGGTGTTCTGGGCATTGGTTGCCATAGTCATGGCGGTTAAGTCCTTGGGTCATGGGTTTCAACTTACCCGTTTGCCAGTGGACGCCTCATAGGCTCGTTTTGCATTGAGCCACTTCAAGGACGCCTTGGTATCCGGGCGCTGGTTGGACTCCCACTCCTGCCGCGCGGCCTGCAACTGGTTCTCCGCCGCCGAGGTGCGATTGGGCTGGTTGCCCGGTCGCGTCGGCTTTGGTTTACCCTGAACCTTCTTGTCCATGATGCGGGCGGACTTCTGAGCCTGAACCTGAGCAAACGCCAGGTCCAAAATCCTGAGCATCGGTGTGCGGTAAAGCTGCTGTAGCTCCTGGGGTGCAATCCCCATTTCAACAGCAAAGTCCGCTAGCTTGCCAATGCCCTCAGTCCGCTTTGCCGGGTCTTGCCACTCAGGTTTGAAAGTGCGCGCAGCTTCTTCAAACATTGCGACCTTAGCTTGCTGAAGGGTGGCCGCGAATGCGCGGTCCTTTTCAGCCCTAACGGTCTGCAATACCTTCTGCTGTTGTGCCCACTGTTCCTTAGCGGCCAGGAAACCACCCGGGTTATTCTGCATCTGGTATGCCATCGTGGCCCAGTCAGGCTCTTGCCCAACGGCCTGCTCTAGCAAACCAACAAGTTCAGTCAGCCTCTGGCTGGATTGGGTAACTCCCCCAATGACGTTATCGAGAACCTTGCGCTGTTCCGCGACTTCCGCCGTTTTGCGGGAGTAATCGTCGCGCCTCAGATAGGAATCCCGGATTTCCTGAGCGGTGAGTTTCTGACCGTCGATAACGATTGTGGGGTCTGACCCGTCGCCCTCTACAGCTTCGACTTCGCTCTCTTCGGGTTGTTCCTCTAAAGCGTCCTGACCTTCGGGTGCCTCTTCGGCATTGTCCTCGGCTTCATCCTGCTTATCCGCGAACGGGGCAGTCTTCTGGGGAATAGCAGGCTTTTCCTGAGCGGGGGCCTGTGTAGCGCCTTGGCGGCGCACCTCTGCCGAACGTTGCCCGAGGGCGCGCGCGGCCTCTTGAACTGCATTGACCGGGGGCGATTCAGCGCCAGCCCTGGTGCCGTCTGATTCACGCTTGGCCCGGAGCATTTCAAGGCCAGCGGATTTAGAAATAACTTCAGATTGCTGTACAGCCATAATGATCTTTCCTCAAATGTTGTCAATAGGGTCTAGCCGTTAGCAAATCCTCGGGCCGCGCGCCTGAATACGCTCTCGCGTTCTTTCAAAGCCTCGGCTTCCTGGTGGGCAATCTCGCCGCGCTGCAACACCGCATGGATGTGCGCCTTGATCGTCACAAGATCGCGCAAGGCAACAGAATACCGCCAGCGCCCAAGATCATCCGAGGGCTGGCAAGTCATTGAGGCCTGAACATAGCCCTCTTTGAGAACCGCCAAGGCCTCATCAAACAGCGGGTTATTGATGATGGATGCAGCCAAGCGTGCGCGCTCTACGTCTTTGCTCATTTTGACAAAACCATAAATTTACCGCGCTCGACCAATCCAAGGATGTCATGGTGCCCATTGCCGCCACCAAGGCTGTAGTGTGTTTTATAATCCTTCCCGCCATCTATGGATTCTCGGTAGAAGATGACAGCGCAATCAACCGTCATATCTCCGCTGTCAATTCTCCGTAAAACATAAATAAGCGCATCTCTCGCTTTGGCTATGCGAGCATCGCGCTCTTTGTCAGCCCTCGCTTCGGTAATGCTTATTGGAGCATCCGCGAAATTTTCCATCATGGTCCTGCTCCCTTGTATGCGGTCTTCAGGTTGCTATCGACTTTCTTGTGCGTGATTAAGGCCGTCAGTACATCAATCGTAGCCTGGATATCCTGCTCTCTAAGCTTAAGCGCGGACTTGGCCTGAATATCCTGTTGCTTGGTCTGCTCTTGCATGACCGTGGTCTGGATATCGGTCTGAGCCTTGGTCTGTGCAGCCACGATCTTCGGATCAGGAACGGGCGGCTTGGGCGGCGGCATCCAGCCCTTTTGCACCGTGGCGAAGTAGGCTTCGGGTTGCGACAGACCAATCGCTTCGGCAATCTTCTGGCACGTCATGGCAAGGTTATCGAAGCCAACCACATCGGTCGGGCCGAACTGCTCAACCCATAGTTTCTGCATGTTAAGAAGCATTTGCAGGGCCGTAACGTCGCGGTCCCTATGCCCGGTCCCAAGCCCGGTGGATACAGTCACCTCCATATCGCTGAGGTTTTGCCACTGGCGGGGATCGACCTGAACCGTCTTGCCATCCAACTGAACGGCGCGGGCGAAGTCCTGATATGCAATGATCGTCTTGAGGATGGCCTTACCTAACTGCCTCATGCCTGTGTAAGCCCAAATGCGGGCGATCATCTCCACGCGGCCCATGCTGGCATTCCAGGCAAGATTGGCCGCCGTGGCGCTCTGGTTCTGGATTTGGTCGGGGTCCAATCCCGCAGACTGCCGTGACACCCCGACACGATCCGAAGCCTTGCTATCGAAGTACTCAATGGCCTGGAAAGCGTATTGAGCCGAAAACGGCAGCGGTATTGCGTTGATACTGCCGGCGGCCTTAACAAACACAGAAGCGCCCGGCGCATAGTTGTTGAGCTGCTCGGGGCTGAGGATGTTGTCTGCAACCACCTCACGCTGTGGCGCATTCGTGAGGTAGATGTTCTGCAATGCCTGACGAATCAGGACAGTGTTAACCTGCTGGATTTGGGCCAAGCGGTCAGCCGGGCAGGTGCCTACAAACTGATGGGGAATCGGCTCGGGGCAGAACTCGCAAAAGAAAATCTGGCACTGGTGCGGTTCAATCTCGAGAATCTCTACCCCACCATCCTGACCGCCAGCCTTGAAGTACCAATCCCGCACCCCAGCGCCGTCATAATTGCAGCGGATAATGCCCTCATACACCATGACCTTGCGCATGGATGGATCGCCAATGTTCTGGCGGTTCTGCTCGCGGCCTGCAGTGCCGGGGCGTGTGAGCTGGCTGCGGGTTTCGTTGTACGTCGGCAGCCGGTTAACGATGGCCGGATCATATCCATCCTCAATCAGCTTGCCAGCAACCTCCCATGACCTGTGGCATTTTAGCACCGCATCGTCGTAGTTGCGGGCGTCGCGGGAGATAATGAACTCCTCGATAGGAATCGCGGCAATGCGAACGCCCGAGGTATTAATGGTCTTGCGAAGCTGGATATCGTGCGTAGGACCATTAGGTCCATGCTTTTTGTCATACCCGATGATTTCTTGATCGTGCGGCAGCGTGACCGACATCTGCGCATATTCCGCATCCGTCAGGCCTTCAAATGATTGATCTTTGAACTCGCGGGATTCCTCCCACCAGACTTTAACCACGCCATTCTTCTGAACGCAGGCGTCAAATGCCCAGTTATTCAGGATGATTTCGCCACGGTTATCCTTACGAAACACCACCTCATTGATGTAGCGGCCAATGATTTGGGCTTGTTCGGTCTGGCTTTCATCGGAGGGGGCATAGTTCCAGAGCTTGTCGCCCGACGTGAAGGGGCGCAGCAGGCTCGGCAATAGCATCTGGATGTAGTCCGAGACCTCAGATGATACGACGGCAGACTGCCCCTTGAGCGTGGGCAGATCAGCCATAATCCCCCGGTAGTATTCCCAATTGCGGTAGCGGCTTGAGCTGATGTCCTCAGAACTATCTATGTAAAACATAGCGTTCTGAATCTCTTGCGAGATAAACCGCTTGAGTGATTCCTCGCTCATGGGCTTGGGCTGTTTAGAGATGGATTCGACGCCTAGACCGAGGCTCATATTACCGCCATCCCTTGCCCAAACTTACTGTAGTCGCCGCCCCACACATCATTGCTGCCCGTAACGCCAACAGCCGCGTACCTCATGGCGTCAGCCGTATGCGAAGTCCAGTCATGCAGGGGGCGCGCTCTGAAAGCCTTGTTCTTGTCGTCAAACTCACGGCGGTAAAGCTTCAGCGCCTCAACCCCGCGTCCGCACTTCTCACGGTCAAACCAGGCCTGCTTAAGAACCGTTCTGACCTGCTGAATGCCATCCTCCACCAGAAGCTTAGGGCAGATTGTGACCTTGATTCCCAATCGCTCCAGGACTTCCTTGCGGCTCTTGCCGGTGGTCAATTCAGACACAACCACGTCGTGGGGCAATACGTGCTGGCCGTAGTTATACCGCTTCTTCTGTAGCTCATGCACATACCAGTCAAGCCCTACGCCTGAGCTTTCCAGATAGTCAATGAACCGCCATTCCTTGCCTACACGCTGGATGAACCAGATGGCCGTGCTATCGCCTATGCCCAAATCCCAAGCCGTGTGGACTAAAGCGCCGTCATCATGCGGGACATTGCCGATGCGCTTTTCGTTCTCAGCCAGCTCCATTTCCTTGCCGTAATACGATCCGAGAACAGCGGCCTCGAAGGAGCATTCGTATTCCTGGGAATACTGCTCTGGCGTCAGATCGCGGCGGGCTTGCTCAAGCTCGCTATCGGGCAGGATTTTAGTCTCAGAGGCCTTTAGCATGAGATTGTACCAGCCGGCCTCATCCTGAGACCTGCGCCATACGTCATGGAAGGCGTTGTGGCCCTTGGGCGTGCCAATCCAGACACACCAACCCAGGCGATCACTCAATGCAGGGCGCACCACTTCCCATATTCTAGGGTCCATTGTGGCGTACTCATCGAGAACCACGCCGTCCAGGTAAACTCCCCGGAGGCGGTCGAAATTCTCAGCACCGTAAAGGCGGACTCGACCCCCATTGGGAAGGTCAACGCGCAATTCTGATTCGTTGGCGGAAGCGCCATAGGCAAATAATGGATTTGCGTACCGCTTAAGGTATTCCCACACAACGTCCTTGGCTTGCGTGAACGTCGGCGCGATGTAGGCAAACCGAGGGTCGGGCTTGTCACAGGTCAATGCCCCGCGCAAAAGCTGGTTTATGCATGAAACTGTCTTACCGACGCGGCGATGCGCCACGATGCACGCAAACCGCCAGTCTCCTTCGTGGAAGCTGGTGAACTGTGGGCGTGGTTCGTAGGGGATTCTTACTTCTGCGATGCGCCCCATGTAATCCTCAGGGCTATAGGTTGCTCGGCATCGCCAGTAATCTTGGTGCTGTCGCCGTACTTCCGGGGCTTTAGCTTCGCGGCTACCCATTTACGGGCGTCTACGCGAAGGCGCGCGCGGTTCACATTCTCTCTGTTTACGACCTCATCCCCATTCTCTCCGACCATCAGATCATTTGCAGAATCATCAGCAATATCAATGATTTCGTCGGCCAGAGTATCGGCCTGGTCTTCGCGGGCGCGCGTGTAGATGTCGCGAAAGCCTTCGTGCGCCAAAAGCCATCTATAAACCGTGCTTCTGTCGGGCATATCTTCGCCCGCAGTAATGCTCTTGAGGCTCTCTCCATTCATCAGCCTACCGCAGATATCGGCGGCTATGTCGTCTGTGTAGTCTGATGGTCTTCCCATGGTTAGCGGTTGACCCCGAGGACCGGGCGGGCGGGCTTGTCCGGGTTAATGGTGAAACCGCTGTATCCAAGCTTGTGTTTGAGGGTGGCTTGGATTTGGGAGGGGATGGCGTCTTCCTGGGATACGGCGAATGAACCAGTCCCCTCTTTCTTCTCTCCAAGCTCGTTTGTGAGGACGTAGGAGAAGTTTACCAGGATGCCGCCGCTTTTCTCGCGCTTCATGGATTTCTTGGTGATGTCTATGGTCTTCATGCAGATACCTGCTGGTGGGGGTTTTCGTTGATATCCATGCCTGTAAGGTCTAGCGGCTCGGCAAACGAGTGGGCGCGGACGGAACCGTACTTCTGGTTCATGAGCGGGTTGCCATGCAGGCCGATTGATGCGGCATATGCGGGCAATAACCCATCCCCATAAACTCTGATATCAACCGGCTCCCAGTTGCGCTTCATCACGTGCTGGCCGATTTGCTCTACAAGGTCTTCAAAATCAAGGGCTTGGCGGCTCATGTGGGAGTTCGTGTAGAACGTCCATGAACCGGCCCGCGTGGTCAAAGTGACATTACCCTCTTCCGAATCCTCGGGGCGGGGCTTGGCGTAGGCGTGGAGATTATACTCGCCTTTGTTGTTTATGGCCATGCTGCTGTCCATCCCAAACAAATGGAATGGGCGGAAACCTAATTGATATCCAAGGGGTACGCTCCGCAAGCCTACCGTGGTCGGACCGACAATGATCGCCCAGGCCTTATCCGCATAGTCCTTTTGCAAGATCGGCTGGGGCATGTTCTTGCCGTAAAAGTCAGCGCCCGCGTGCCAGAGATACACCTTTCCACCAGCCAGTTTGATCTTACGCGATACCCTCGGGTGGCAGCTCGAAGCGATAAAATAAATCCCAGCAGGGCGGGGGTGTGGGACGTAATCAGCCACCCACGGCATGGGATCTAACAGGATCGTAGCCCACGGGATGATGGGCTTATCCAGGGTGCGGAAGTATTCTTCGGTCTTGTTGCAACACAGGACGTATCCACCACGCGCTTGAAGCTCGCGAATTGTGTCGAGTTCGTTTCTGATCGAGGGACCACCACCACACACAATCAGGGCCTTGCGGTGGTATTTGTTAACCAATTCCGCCAGGCTGGACATATTCCACTTCATGGAAGTCCGTACCCGCTCCGCGAACTCCCAATACAGCAAGCGGCCACCAACGCCGGCCACCTGCTCTCTGAGCTGAACTTGGGGAACGATGCTCAATGGATGCCCTCGGGCATGAGTGCCCATATGTTCTGGTCAAGCCGCTTAACGGGGTGGGAAACCATATCTTCCACTATCCCGGCATCCACGGCGTCAAACCGGGCGCGGGCCAGGGCGTCGAACTGCCAGACAGATTTCCGGTTATCCCACGCCTCAATCACGTTAAACGGCATATCGTACTGATTGCGCCGCCAGACGCCCTCCAAAGCCTCAGGAATCGACGTTGGCGAATAGGTGGCATTGTCTGCCTTCCCCTCGTATTCGCTCTCCACGAGGCGCTTAAGGGCGGGGATGGCCTCATTAGCGGGTTTTGCCCATGCCTTGAGCTGGGTTTGGATTTCCTGCTCGAAGCCAAAGGGGCTGGTAATCATCTTTGGCCGGCAAGGGGCACCCATGGCCCAAGTTACCGTCACCTTATTCGTAAGCTCCGCGTAAGTTGGCGTGTTGCTGGGTGTGAAAACGTGGTCAATCAGCTTGAGAGAGTTTCGGTCGCATTCAAGCTTAATCAAATCAGGATCGGTTTCTTCCGCTGCGCAAACGGTCAAATGGCCGGCGGATGCGGCTTTGAAGATCAGGCCAGCGTCGGCAGCATTGATCGAGTTGAAAACCACAATCCCCGGTGCCAGATCACCCCATCGGCAATGGCTCATGTTCCAGATCGAGCCTAACACCACCTGAAACCCACGCTTTGCCATGATGCCAGCCAACTGGGCGCGGCGGGGCAGCTCGTCGGTAAATTCTACCGGCAGGTAAATGAATTTCCCGATTTTGCGATTGCGCAGGGCCGGCGGGTCGCTCAGCAATCTAATCTGTGTCTTTGATGCAACACTATCAATCGCTGCCATCAACTCCGCGAGCGGAGGGCGGTTGATGGAGTTAAGTCCCGCCTGGGTGGCTATGGTGTGACTGGATTCCGCAAAATCGTTTAGGGATAAAGCCTCACCGAGGAAACTTAAATCCATGCATTAGGGTTTCCAGCGCGGTGCGGAAACCGGTCCGTACAGGCCAGCAGCAAAGTCACCCGATACCTTGGCAAAGCCGTCTAGCTCGGCGTTGACGTGGCCTCCCTTGGCCTGGGCGACGTATTTGGGGGCGTTGTGGGCCTGCCCCGGAAGGGTACGCTGGACGGGGCTGTTAAACGGCTTGTGGGCCATCGTCCACGTCTTGGAGGATTTTGCGTTGATCGGATCGCCGCTGCGCATGAAACACCCTTCCGCTAAAGCCAGACCCAATAATGGTCTTTAAGCGGGTTCTGTCAATGCTGGTTTGACATAACAACGCGAGCAATGGGGCTCGCAATAAGGCTTCCCCGGCACCGTTGGCTCAAGGCATTTGAAGTTATCAACGCCATGCTCGCGGTATTCAGCCTTTGTGGGTTCACCGTTTATCCACTGGCACTTGTGGTGTTTTACGTCCCCATCCGCCAGCCTGTGAACAAATCCTACAGTGCTGTACAGACTGCCGTGTCGCATCGTCTGTGAGCAGGATTGAGCTTCTGAAAGTGTCTTCCGCGAGCTACGTCGATAAATCATTTTATCCCCCGTTTGTTTTATGCGCCACCCGGCCCCATGCCGTCCCAGTCTTTTAGCTCAAGCTCTTTCTGCATTTCTGCATACATGGCGCAAAAAGCTTTGCGTAACTGCTCCCTCAAACCGACCGTATAACGTTCTCTGTCGCTCCACTGCTTAAACCCAATGTCTATAATGGCCTCGGATATCTCTGGCGCGCTTGTGCGCGCTGTGTCCTGAGGGAAAGCGCATTTGGCGTAATAGCGCATGGCATAGGAGCGTCCGCACAGATGGCAATCTTGGCCCATCTCGCGGCCATGAGCGCATTGGGTTTTAGTCGTGTCGGCGGCCTCGCTTGCGTTATCTCGCGCTGTGTCCTGAGGGGGCTTTTCGTCTTCAATCTCCATGTTAACAATATTATCAGCGCGCTCGCATTTCCCGCATCTGTCGCACCTGAACCATTTTATGCGAGTGGGAAGGTCAAGTGGGCCATCCCATTCGTGATTGCATTCTGCCTCGCCAAATATTTTGGTGTAACTAGTGTTGCATGTGGCGCAATGGGCGTCATATCGACAGCCTTTACCATCATCCATGACGGATTTCTTGCCGGGCAATTCCCCCAAACATGTAGGACAAATGCCCCCATACACCTTCCAGGTTTGCCCGCTATTCTCGTCCTGAGCCTTCCTCCGGTCTACAGGCCCCTTGCGGAGGTCGGGATTGAGGGCTGCGTTGAGGATGCGGCGGATTTTACTGTCCTGACATGGCTCCAGTCCAATCATGTGTGAATATTCGGCCTTGTGTACCCGGTCCACCATCTCATCAGTAATCTCGATCTTGGTTCTCATGCTGTGTATTCCATCTCAAACAGGGAGAAAATAATTGCGTCCATTTGCGCCACGCTGATTGGCTTTAGCCTGCGCCGCCCAACGCAACGCCCGTAGTCCCATGTGGTGATAATGAAATCCTTGGTCATAACGCAGCAATATGCCGCTGTGACCGGAATGAAATCGTTGCTAATGGGCTTCATGGCCATCCCCGTGGTTGGTTCATGCAGAATATACCAACGATGGGTGTTGTCTACCAAAAAGATGCGTTGACAACGTTTGGATTGTTCTTTAGCTTGGGATGGTCAGGCCGATCAAGGCCGCTCACAAACAGGAGAAAGACGTTATGAAAGAATTAGCCGCTTGCGCCTCTGGCGCTCACGAATGCCGCGACGTAACCACGTTTGATAAAGACTTGGTGAGCCGGAACACCCGCGAGCATGAAAAACTCGCCGTCCGCTATCACAACCTCCACATCACCAACCACCGGGACGTTGCCAAGCGTGCGATTGAGCGCATCCACGCGGACGGGGCCGAACACATCCCAGCGTTGGTGTACTAGCCATGAGCGATGGTCCCTACACCTGCTGCCAGTGCCTCGACGCAACATCGAATGATGACGATTGGTGCGACGATTGCGTACGAGAATCCCGGCTCAATGCTGGTTGGGCTGCGTGCGACGGCTGCGGCGAAATCATCGCCCCGGAACATCTGAAAGCCGCCACCAATGTCCCGTCCGACTACATGCCGGAAGACTTCCGCAAGCGCGCCACCACCATCCTTTGCGAACTCTGTCGGACGGAAGGTGAATAGCATGTACCTCGTCTTGGATGTCCCAGGCTATCTCAACAAGCTGTTTCAGGTGGTGAAATCAGGGCCAGCAGGGTCAAGAGTGGTCGGGGTTTTTACCTCATGGGCGGGCGCGTCTCTATTCGCCTACCGCCTCAATAATTGCCGCTAAATCATTCATCAACTTATACCACAAACACGGGGAATCATCATGAAGTTTGACATCAAAGCGCGGTTCGGTGGCGTGTTTTTCACTGCCGATATCGACGCTAAATTTGAAACATCCTCCGAAGCCATCAAATTGGGCGAAGCCGCGAAGATTAAATTTAAGCGCGATGCGGACCTGCGCGGTGCGTATCTGCGCGGTGCGGACCTGGGCGGTGCGGACCTGGGCGGTGCGGACCTGCGCGGTGCGTACCTGCGCGGTGCGTACCTGGGCAGTGCGTACCTGCGCGGTGCGGACCTGGGCGGTGCGGACCTGGGCGGTGCGGACCTGCGCGGTGCGTATCTGCGCGGTGCGGACCTGGGCAGTGCGTACCTGCGCGGTGCGGACCTGGGCGGTGCGTACCTGGGCAGTGCGTACCTGCGCGGTGCGGACCTGGGCGG